TACAGGTCACTATGTTTTTTACTTTTAGCTGGTTGCCCTTTTTTTCTTGGCACTCTTGAGTTTGCCATTAAGAACTCCTTGTAATGTTCTAGCTTGACCAGCATGTAATTTAGAGGCTTTTTTTAAACCTTTAATTACTTTCTTTACTTTCTTCTGATTTTGTTTTTTCATAGCAACCATTACGATTTAGGGTTAAAACCCATATTCATTTGAACAGAGTCTGGTAAGTTTCTTACACCTTTACCTTTTGCTCCTTTAGGCATTGGCTTTAGTTTATCTGTAACAGAACCACCTGCTGAATACATGTGTTCTTTTTTATTTGCCATACCACCGCGCATCATCATAGCTTTGCCTTTGCCCTTTGGTATCTCTACCATGCCTACACTAATAGCAATAGCTGGTACTTTCTTTTTTCCCTTTTTTCCTTTTTGACCCGACAGACCACCTGCGTTCATATTTTCAGCATCTGTGGTAGCTGCCATTTCACCACGAATAGCACCATAAGTTTCAGGATATTTTTGTCTTAGTTCCTTTTGAACTCTACCTGCTTCTTTTACTTGGTCAGGTGTAGCGTTAGGGTCACGTGCCACTCTTACCGCCTCTTGAAGTTTTGCTCTTTCACCTATGTTCATAGCTACCTCTTTACTACGTATGTCTTGCCACCAATGTTTTTCAGCTTTTCTGTTTTGCTGTTGTAACTACCTTTAAACGGCTTTGCACCTGCAGGTAATCTGGTCTTGCTACGCACACCACCTTTGTCACGTAATGTTAAGTCTCTTGCTTTTGCCTTTGCCTTTGACTCACCACCTTTTGGTTTTGTTGGTGCGGCTTTTGGCAGTGCTTTCTTTTTACCTAATAAACCAGCTACAGTGTTACCTTCACTCATGCCTGTCCTTTTAGTTGGACGCTTTGGACGTGATGTAGGTGCTGCTACAGCTTTACCCTTACCTGATTTACGAATATCATCAATAGTAGCCAGAGTAGCAGACGTAACTGCACCACCTAATATTGCTCGTTTTGCTCTAGGATTATTTCTCAAAGCAGTAATAATAGTTGGTGTTTTCTTTGATGTTGGTTTCTTAGCTGCGCGACCACTTTGTGACTTTGCTCTTGCACCTGCTTTTGCTGCGGGTGTTTTAGTTTTACTACCAACTGTAACTGCAGTGCTTTTTGACTTTGCTCTTGCACCTGATTTTGCTGCGGGTGTTTTACTCTTTGTAGCCTTTCCTGCTGCTTTACTTACTTTAGCTGCTTTAGCACTTGCCTTTAAAACCTTAGCACCCTTACTTGCAAGAGAAATAATTTTACCAATAGGAAGCAACGAGGCTGCACCACCTACTACCTTTACGTATGTGTCTCTTTTTTTCTTTGCAAGTTGAGCAGGGGTAATACCTTGCTTTTCTGCATCGCGTGCTAAACGAGCAGCACGGTCTCTAATTAATTTTTCTCTGGTCTCTTTTTGTGAAAGACCTTTATATGCTTTTGTACTTCTATCTTCAGCCATTGGTTAGTCTCCTACCACTTCACTTTATGCGACCAATACTTTGCGGATAACTTGGTCGTTGGTTTGCCCTGTGCATTATGTCTAGCATAATACGACTTCTTACGTGCCTTGTCCTTCGCTGTGGTAGGACTTTTACCAGCACCCTTTACGCCCTGCTGACCAAAACGTATAAACTTATACTTCCCACCTTCCGATGCCATCACACAATGTGACTTGGTTGGATGCTTAGGAGTACGCTTTGGCTTGTTCACACCTGACAAGCCCTCTTCCTTCATCTTGTTTTTAACACGCTCTGGAATAGCCATTACGTAGATGTACCTTTACCTTGTTTTGTAGGGTCAAGACAACCTGTCCATTTAAATACCATAGGCACATTGTATTGCGACCACATACCGATTAGGTCTTTAATCATTTCCTCTATGCGAACCTCACACTGTTCTGGTGTTTCATATGGTCCACGATTATCTGTGATGGTCATGCACATTGCGTTGTTAGCTACGTGACATGCGATTATCATTGCGGTAAACATCTAAGTCTCGTTGGGTTCTTTCCACCCTTCTGCTCTCATAGCGTCCTCTACATGCTTCAATGTAAATGAACGCCCGTAGTGTGCCTCTACTGCCTGTCGCACGTAGAAGACATCACTATGAGGGATATGTAAACGGTCTAATGTATTTGTACGTATAGCTTCATAGAATGCATCAAGTACATTATCTGTGTATAGTTTTACTGATTTTCTACGTTTTGTCAAGGGAAAATTTTCCTAGCACGTATTTAATTACTTACCAATGTCACTTATAGTGTTTCATTGTAAGTGTATTTAACAAGATAATATTAATAATATTTAAGTGAAACACTTTAAGTGTGTTTGTTACATATAATTATACTCAGAAATAGGTATACTGTCAACCCCCTTTCTGTAAATTTAACATCTTTTTTTCATTTAGTGTGTCTTGGTCCACACACCCTCACCTATTCTGCACAATAAATAGGCAACTAGTTATCTATAAGAGTGACAGTTACCCTTGTGGTTAACACTTAATTTTTCTAATCTGTGTATTTCTATGTATATATATCTATACGTACCGGGGGGTCGTCCTGCCATACTACCTTGAGTTGTAAAGACAATTGCCTTTTGCAACCATAGGTTGTAGAAATCTGCCGTCAAATAAAATAAAAACTAATAATATCAGCAATTTAACTGCTAAATGATAACTGATACCATATGAATTGCCGCAATAGCAGTATTAAATAAAGTAAAGAAAGTTAGTACAGGCTAAGAATGTTAACGGGCCGTGTATGAAATACCATACCCCTACACCATATTATATATACACGAGCGTTCCCCTTTTGTTCTCACTCATACTGCTACAGTCTAAACGAAACAGGAACGAAACAGGAACAAAGCATAAACATCCTCAAGCTGGAATATCACAATCCAATAAAATCAATGACTTACAGACAAGGGGTTTACTTCTATTTCAGATTAGTGTTTACTATTAAACATGAACAGCGGGTCATCTGGATTGACCATAAAGAAAACTGATAATGACAGGTTGTTCTAGAGTTTGTTATCTAATCGCTACGGCTAACTGATACGGGCTTGACAATAAAGAGGCGATGCCCTAGCTTAAATGGGCAAACGGTTTTTCAAACGTAGTGCCAATTGAGGCAGGGTGTTGACAAGCCGAACGCAATGCCCTAGCGTAAAGGGGCGGTTGACGAGACAACCTAAAAAACTGCTAGTCGATGGACTATCCAAAAACAGAACCTTGAGACAGATACCTGCGGGGCAACGCACTCAAGACACGAACCGACACCATAGCCAAATTCAGGCTGGGCTTAGTGGGGAATTGCGAGGCGCAAACTGTCTTGAAACCGTGTATATCACCAAGTGGGCTATACATATGACAGGATAAGTGCGACCAGAAAACCACTTCGGGTCAATGTGACAGTGTGAGAATTTTCTCTTGAGAGTAGCTGTATATCGGGGCGTAAAGCATACAGGGGTTAGTTTTGTTGGTTGCCTAACCCTACTGCCACTAGGCGGCAAGTTAAATCTACCAATGGAACGCAAGTAATGTCTAACTTTAGAATTGAAGCCTGACTTATGACTTGGCATATTTCGCTGATTGCACAAATTTAGTCCAGAATATCGGTGCTTGCGTGGTTCAAAACATATACAAGAGGGGCGGTTGCGCTAGTCATTACGACAGTTAAGCATTGCCCCTCTTGACAATGGTGCTTTTACTAGGCATTATCTATGCCTACACAGCCAGTATCAACAAACTACAGGAGAGTATATCATGGCTAAAGTATCGTTTAATGTGTCTTATTGGAAACAATCAACAGGCTTGACAGGTCAGAATTTGTCTGAGGCTAATCAGCGCAAGTTCACAAGGGTTGCGACTAAGTACAACAAGCGCACAGGACAGTCTCTGTCTAAGGTGCGTATGTACAAAGCAAGCCGTGAAGCCGCACGTCAGTTAAAAGCAGAATATGGTGGGCGTATTATGTCTCACTCTATTTGTACTTTTGAACTGTTGCTGACTGCTGTTGACAAGGAATTGTCAAAGCGGCCTCATGAGATTGACATGGGGGCTTTCAATGTGCAGACTATTACTCAATTGGCTAATCAGCCAGCAGGTAAACGCAAGTCTGCTTGACACTATAGGGGCAATCTGCTAACGTAGATTGTGCCTAGTAAACGCATCAATGACAGGAGATTGACAGATGACATGGAATCTTATCGGTGTGGGCAACAATGCCAAAACAGTAAAGGGTGACGGGTCTGAGTATGAGACAGGCATCCAGTATATGAAGCCATACAAGACTGTATTCAAGGGCAAGGTGCATAATCTGTGCGCCTTAGCTGACAAGGCCAAGTGTCATGAGGGTTGCCTCAATACGGCTGGACGTGGGCAGATGGGCGTGGTGCAACGTGGGCGTGAACGCAAAACCATATTGTATCTATCAGACCGCATAGGCTACATGGATGCGCTGTACAAAGACTTGACAAAGTTTAGCAAGCGCAATACAAAGAAAGGTGTAAAGCCATGCGTCCGTCTCAATGGCACAAGTGACATTCAGTTTGAAAAGACAGGTATCATGGAGCAGTTCCCTGAGATACAGTTCTATGACTACACCAAGATTGTCAAACGTGCATATGCCAAAATGCCAGAGAACTATCACCTCACACTGTCTTACAGTGAGGCTGACCCTGACTATGCAGAGCAGGTGTTGACAGCGGTGCGTGAGACTGGTACAAATGCGGCAGTAGTATTCCGTGACAAGCTACCCAAGACTTTCAAGGGTCTGCGTGTCATTGACGGTGACAAGGATGACCTGCGCTTTCTTGACCCACAAGGTGTGATTGTCGGGCTGAAGGCTAAAGGTAAAGCCAAGAATGACAAGTCTGGCTTTGTGATTGATTGCTAAAGGGGGATTATTATGTCTCGTAAATGTGCGTGTTGTGATACACTGGAAGTGGAAATTTTCCACAATGAAGATTTCTATTGTGCCATGTGTTATCATGAAACATACAACCTAATTGATTTTGAGCAGGGGTATTTCATGGCCTGTGCTGACTTCAAGGCAGGTGATATTAAACCGCAAGCGGCAGTAATGTCGTTTGACTATGACCCACCCGATTGTGCAAGACACTATGGGTATCTAAAAGCGTGTATTGAATTAGGAGAATGACACATGGCATATGTAGTATCAACACAATATCTGGAAAACTATGGCGCACATACAGAGGATGGCAAGTTTGAATCTGGTAATGCGTACTGGAAATTCAAGGGCGGAGATAACTATCTCATCACAGGGGTAGACCGTCCAGCAGATGCAATGGCTTTTGTCCATGCGTATCTAAATGCAACAGGTATATCCAATAACATAGGCGGCAAAGAGTTTCCGTCTGACGTAAAGGTATACGCAGATTGGATGCATCAGTATGATGATGTAGATGAGGACGTGCGTGAATTTCATATGGAGAGTCTCATCACAATTAACGTGAAGAAATTTTTTGAAGGGAGAAAGTGAAAATGATGATGACAAAATTCTTAACTCTAACATGCCTAACTTTGGGCAGTGTGTTGACATATTTATCTGGTCATGATATCTATTGGTCAGCAGGTATAGTGCCGCTAGTAGCATACACATTTGGTGTGCTAATAGTGGGGGCAGGTATTCGTGCGGTTCTCAAGGGTTAATCCAGTAGCCAAGGCTATGTTAGAGTCGAGGCGTAGAACCCAAGTTGTACCCAACAGAAAAAGAAAGGATAAAAATGACCGCAATAAACTCAAAGAGAAAGACAGAAAAGAGAAAGACACTGGACATGAAACAGGTGCGTAAGCACAAGTGGCATTTTCAAGAAGCGTGGATGCACATTGAGAAAATCAAGGAGCATCTTGATAGCATGACAAAAAATAATGAAAACACCTAAACCAACAGAGGCCACTTGGCAAAATGCAGAACTATACAGGGTAGACTTGTATAATGTGAAGTGGCCTCGTTGTGGCACTCGACTTGTGTGGGCTGTGGTAGGTAGAAAGTGGGTGCGAGTTTGCATACCTATTGAACTTATCAAGTTCCGCATGAGAAGAGATGAGTGGGATAAAATACCGCATGAATTATTTAAACAGGAGAATGACGCATGACAGGTGAAGAAATATTTAATCAGGCGTTAGTAATAATATATCTAGCAGGTATATTTATAATGCTATACATAGGATGGAGAGATAAATAATGGCTACATATGAAATGTTAATTATGGGTACAGTAGAACGCAGAGTAATTGTTTCTGGTGATTCTTTTGCAGAGGCAGAAGCAAATGCCTATTCTGAGTGGGCTGCATTAACAGGTGGACACATTAGCACTGCTGAAAGTATAGAGGCACATGAAATAATGGACAATCACCATGACTAAACATACCTGTGAGCATTGTAAAAATGTGATGTACATACCTGTGGAGTGGTTGCTATATGCACACAAGCTGGTATGCTATGTGTGTAGCAATGAGATAAAACGTGAGGAGAAAGCAGATGACTAACTTTGACCCAAACAAAACATACAGCATAGGTGTGTGGGATATGACGTATTATGTATACGATGATGAAGCAGATGACTATGTGCGTAATGAGAATGGCAGTGTTAAGATATTTCATGCACCTAACATAGACTATTCATATATGGCTGATGGCTTAGATGTAGATAATTTAGTGGAGAAACAGGATGACTAACTTATACAAACTAATCATGGACAGTAGACACAATCCATTGCGTAACATACCTGACACGAACACACGTCACATGATTATGCAAGTGCTGGCATGGATGTGGTGCATCATATTCAGCATGTATCTTGGTAGCATTGTTGCCTTTGGTATCAGTGCCGCAATACATGCAGTTGTGATTGCAGGTGTGTTCATTACAGTTGGTGTGTTTGAAACAGCCAAGCATAGGCCACAGTATTTTGGTGGGCTAGGCCGAGGCAATGGTGGAGAGCATGAGTAAGTGCAAAGACTGCACGTATGATGAACGTGGTAGACTGACGCATACCTGTGGCCCTTGTGAGGAAGAAGCTATCAAGGCACGTATTCAGTGGTGGCAGGATGGCAAAAGAAAACTGAAGGAGAGAGAACACGATGGATAAACTGTTGAGAAAGCTAGGACTAAAGGATGACTATGGCTACTGTGACACTAGCATTGTCGGGTTCATTGTAATCTGGTCTGCATTTAGTTACATGTTTTATGTAGCTATAGTTGGGATTATAGAAAGGATAATGGGATGAAAGAGTTTGCCCTTGTTATAAGTATGTGGGGTCATACAGGTGTAGAGTGGGAGTTTGTTGGCAATCAATCCATTCTGAGAGAGACCCTATCACAAGAACAGTGCGAGTTTTTTGCGCATGAAGAAATGTGGAGTCACAATAACCAGAACAAGTATTATAAGATACTTATTCAGTGCTATCCAACGGACTGCGCAGGGAAAAAGGAGTGTACAAATGAATAGATTTTTGATTGAGCATCACCCTGATGCAATAGCCAAGTCATTGTGTGACCAACACATTGTGAAGATGCCGCTTGAAGAAGCACAGATGCTATGCACTAGCGTATGGCATCATCGCCCTGACATAGCAGAGGAGTATGGACTGTATAAACCTGTGCATCAGAAGCATCCATGCACCCTGTGGTCTATGCGTAATCGTTCCAATTACACATTTGCTTGGCAGTTATATGACGCAATGTTAAAGGAGTACACTCATAGGTATGGCAAGGTTCATGGTGCATCTAAGCATAGAGAGGCATTGCTCAACTGCCGACAGTTCATGCCGTGGTCATTTGCAGGTGGCTTGACACCACACCCACAATGCTTCAGTGGCCTTGACCATCTAAAGACAGATGAGAAATGGCCTATCGCTGCATATCGTGCGTTCTACACAGTTGACAAGATGAAGTTCGCAAGGTATAACAAAGGACGTAGTATGCCTAACTGGATGAAAGGAGAAGTAGCATGAATATAACACACGAAGAAAGAGTTGAGTTTCTTAATGCTCACAATGACGTGAAGAATATAGTTCAGACATTACATGAGTGTAGTGATTTATGGATGTCTGATGTAGGTAAGCTAGAAAAAATTGAATGTTTACTACACAGAGTGATGAAGTTTGTACCTCAGATGGATGATGAAGGCAGACCAAAGTATTATGCAGACTATGTGCTTGAAGAACTTGACAATGATAAATAAAACATATACAACTAACTATCAGTTGACATTTAACAAACAGAAGGAGATATGATATGCCGTTTGATTTTCCAATGCAGGACATGATTCCTGAAAACCTAGACTTCACTGTAGCGTTTGAACCTACAAAGGTGAAGGACAAAAAGTATGTAATCAATGGTGACACTGGTGAATACATCGGTGTCGTAGGTGACACATTCAACTGTGCATCACACACAGAGTTCTTTGAGGGTGTCCATGACACTGTGACTGAGAACTTGGGTGCGGCTCAGTGTGAAGACATGAACATGAAGTGGCGTAGTGCTAGGCAGAACGCATGGGCTATGCTTGACATGACCCTGCCTAATGTGACTGCTCGTATTGAGACAGACAAGCATACCACAACTATTGCACAGCGTATCATTGCTTTGCATGGGATTGACGGTAGCTGTTCTAACCAGACATTCTTCGGTGCTATAGATTTCTTCTGCACTAATGGAATGATACGTGGTGAGCATGACAAGGTACGCAGAAAGAACACTGCTAACTTTACAATGGACAGGTTCATTCGTGACCTACGTGAATCTACACAGTCGTTCTATGCACAGTCAGAGCGTCTACAGGGCTGGGCTAACAAGCCTCTGTACCGGGGTGATGTCAAGTCTATGCTTGATACCCTGCTGAAGTCTGACCGCATGGCAGAGAAGATGTTTGGGTTATACAATCAAGAGGCGAGTGTGCGTGGGCAGAATGTCTGGTCATTGTACTCTGCCTTTACCAACTATGCCAGCTATGCTGATGAGCGTAATGGTTTCAACCTACGTAACACTGGCAAGGATACAGGTGCTGTGTCCATGTTCCAACGTGAGAGCAAGGTGTCACAGTGGATTGAAAGCAAGCCATTCAAGGAGTTGATTGCAGCATGATACAACCAACTAAAGTATCTTCTGAGGAGCGTGAGGCACTTGGCCTTGCGCTTAGAAGGGGGGACATTAGAAGTGACGGATATATATTCAGGAGATACTACAAAGATAAACATTCCAATGTAAGAGAGATGTGGATGTCCCCTGAATACTATGAAAAAGAAAAAGTTGTAAAGCGTGAGATATCATCTCGAATATACAAATACAATTATGCGTTGCTTACCAGATACAAAACTATGAAGGGATGCTCTGAGTGTGGTTACAAAGAAAACGCATCAGCGTTACAGTTTGACCACATACATCCTAAAGATAAATACAAAGAGGTCAGCGCAATGTATACATATAGTTTGGCTTCTATCAAAAAAGAGTTAGCAAAGTGTCGTATTTTGTGTGCTAATTGCCACGCTATTCACACGCAACAACAAAGAAAGGATGGGATATTTGACAATGAAAACAGTTGAAGATTTAGTATTGACATACTATTCTTCCAACGATTTCAGTATGTTGAGAGGTAAGTCTAAGAAAGACTATCAATACTTTCTCAACGTGCTGGTCGGTGAGTTTGGCAATGAGTTGTACAACGAAGTGACAAGCAAGCAAGCCAAACACGCATACGAAGAATGGGTGAAGCGTGGCATCACGTTTGCCAATCATGTGTGTACTGTATCATCACTTGTATACAGGTACGCAATGGAGATGGAGTATGCTACTGTCAATCCGTTTGCTAACATCAAGCGTAAATCACCTAAACAACGAAAGGTTGTATGGACAGAGGATGACATACAGAAGTTCCTGTCATTCTGTTATGGTGACTTTGCCTATCGTAACATTGGAATGATAGTTCACATGGCATACGAGTGGTGTCAGCGTTTGGGTGACATGCGATTACTTACATGGGATGTTGTAGACTTGGACAAGCAGAAGCTGTATCTTGAACAGTCAAAGCGTAGGGCAGAGGTAACACTGCCTATCAGTGATGACCTTACAGAGATGCTGGTACAACAGAAAGATGACTTTGGCTTTCAACAGTACGTTGCTCCTCGTCCACGCCCCTCTGGTGGCGTTTATCATCCGTACAGTATAGATAGACTGTCCAAAGCAGGTCGGCAAGTGATGAGGCTTGCAGGGCTGTCTGAGGAGATACGGTTGATGGACTTACGTAGGACAGGTACAACTGAAATGGTAGAAGCAGGTGTCGGTATGGCACAAATCATGTCGGTTACAGGACATAGTAACCCACAGTCTGTTAAACCGTACATGAAAAATACTTTTGCTAGTGCAGATTACGCATTGACAGCACGTGAAATGCATGATATAAGCACATACAAGTGCCGACAAGGAGAGTGATACATGTATAATAATATATTAAACACTATAAGTGATATAGATATACCTAATGGACATACAAAAAGAATGAATTGTCCAGAGTGTAATGGCTATAAAACATTTACAGTGACTAATAACATGGGTTCTCTTGTATGGAACTGTTACAAGGCATCCTGTAACGTATCAGGCGGCAAG